GAGGGGATAGAGAAACGCGATCCTCTCGCATCCTTTCCGGCAATCCTGGCGCGCACATCTGTTATCTTCTGTTATCGCTGTTATGCGTGTTATTCCGGCGTGGAATCGCATAACAAAAAATAACAAGAGAAATCCATATAACATACTAAAAAATAAGGATTATTTATTTATATGTATCTATAAATTACTATCTGTTGTGTGTATTATGTGGTCATATTGATGTCTGATGTATTTTTGGTGGTTGTGTGTGGTTGTGTATTGGTTGGTGTGTATATATGGGGTGGGGGCGTATCCGCGCTTTTTTAGATAACACGCAAAAACAACATTGATTTATAAGAAAAAAAACGCGAATCTTGTTATTTTCTGAAAAGATAACATCGGAAAACCGCCAGTAACAACAAAAACAGTTGACACGCCAGGTGGCGGTAAATGATAATGCAGTCACTGAGTCACGAGGAGGTATAAAGCATGAGTGAATCTGTATTTACAAATGAGCTTCGCAAGGTTGCGATTGCGCTCGCATCTGGATTGCACGAATCGATCCAGATACCTGAAAGATGGGTAAGGCAGCACCTGGAGGGCAAGAAGTCAGCCAGCAATGCTGGATCATATATCCGTCAGATTATGGGGCGCGTTCCAGAAGTGGCGGAGAAGGGGAGAGTTTCAGTATCAAAGAAACCTTACGGCCCTGATAGCGAATATTTCGGAGAAAATTACTTTGATGTGGCGATTGTTAGTGCGCCGAATCGCAGGGTGTACAACAAGGCCGCGCTTGAGAAGGCTGTAGCGAAAGCAAAACGCCAGGTTGCTGAGTCGATGCTTAAAGTCTCACCAAACCTAGCGAACTACTCGCCAGATGAATATGAAACACTTGCTAAGGCGATCGCAGACTTTCACGCGATCATTAAAGAAACATATCTTAACGATGAGGAACAATAAAATGAGCAAACTTACTCTTGATGAACTGATGGAAAAAATTGATGAAGTGGGCTTTAACAAACTGGTTTATTTCCACTTGACCGCATGTGAAATCACCGCGCAGGAGTTTAGCGACATGCTATCTGATGCGAGCGAGATTTACACAAGCCTATGCGGAAGAGAAATCAAAGTCATTGAAATTGAAATGCCTGGAGATCCGGTATTTGCAAGGCTTGTGTCTGCATTCGATGAGGAGAATGTTGGACTCTGAGCGGAAATAGCACTTTTTGTTAAAACGCCAGGTGCGAATCCTGGCATAATAGCCTCATCGAAACGAGATTGAGGAAACAAAAATGGCACGTCGCATCACCAAAGACCTTAAAGTCCTGAACAAAGAAAACGTAGTTAAAATCCTGGTTATCTGGGGATACAACGAAGAAGCAGCAAAGCAGAAGGTAGAATCAGGTTATGACCTGGCTGTAAAAGCAATGCCAAACGACGACGCAAAAGGCATTGCAAACTATGTGGCTCTCTTTTAATTAGCAGGTGAATAAATGAAAACGAAATTAGTCCATAAATCAGAAATCAAGATCGGCGATACTGTAATTCACAACGGCGAGCTTAGAACGGTTGGCAAAGAGTCAATAAGCCACGATGAATTTATGGGGATCTTGTTGTTCGGTGACTCTTATCGTCTTGGTTACAAGATGGTTGAGCTTGTGGAAGAGGTGAAATTCTAAATAGCACTTTTTGTTAAAACTCAAAAGCGATAACCAGGCATAATAAATCACATAGGGCGGCACGGCGTCGCCCAGTAAAACCAATCAGGAGAAAGCACCATGTTAAAACTTGCTGACATTAAATTCCCGATCACCTTCCAATCAAAAGGAGTCGGACACTTCCACTTCACCAGCCATAATGAGTGCATTATTTATCCTTGCGGCGGAAACGGGCATTGGCATAAAAGCACATGCACAATTGATCACATGATTTGATGCCATAACGATTATTACGAAGCAATCAAAGACTATGGCTACGCAATGCCAGGCTACACATGTTTGCACTATAAGCCATACAAGGGCCAGGTGTTACCAGTACGCTCACCGGAACGCGCAGAGATTCCGGTGGTAGAAATGAAAACGTGCGACTATAAAAAATTGTGGTGCTTAAGCGTGGATAACATCAAGTATCCGATTGTTTTTCATTGTGGCGGTTCAACAATCAGGTTCACATCGCGCGACAATGGCGTTTATAGCGACGGTCAGAAATCAGAGCTTAAGGTTGATTTTTTTGTTAATGGTCACAACAAATTCAATCCGCACAATGAAACGAGCAAGGTGTACTACGTGGAAGACATTACAAAACACTTTTTTGGCGATGCGCCAATTGGCGGAGGTAAATCATATTTTGCTCAGGCAATAGATAACGCTGCGCGACGCATTGGTGAGCAGATTCACAGTCAAACAATCAATGGGCCTGGCATTATTGCGCGAAACCTCGTAAGTCAGAGCGCCATTGAAGATATGCCAGTTTCAGCCACGCTAAAAGGAGTCCGGCTTGATGACGGCACCTGGTATGAATTAACGGCTACACCAAAGACAATCGAAATTCATGATGACGTTTTTATCCTCCTGCTTCACTATGGCAGTGCGAAAAACCGGACTGTGGCAGGAGAGATAAGCATCAAGCGCGGAACGATGGTTAAGTGGAAGGTTAATGTGTAAATAGCACGAATTGTTAAAAGCGGGGCGCAATGCATCGCTATAATGCAAACACCAATCAACGAGAGGAAATCATCATGGTAGAGTTAAACGACATTCGCGTTGGAACAAAATTTCGCGTAACCTGGGCAGATGAATATTGCGGCGTTAGCAAGGGCCAGGTTGTTACTGTGGATAGTATTTATCGCGGATGCAGCAAAGACTTTCGCCGCCCACGCATCAAGAATGGATATATCATTACTCGCCGTTTTGGCTTTGAGCATTATTACGTAGTGGCGACTCAAGGAGTTTTGATTGAGCTTCAGCGAATCAGCGATCATCGCGGCTGTCATGTCAAAACAACGAAGATACCATTTCAGCGAGCGAGATACGATGCGCGACGGATGCGCCGACTTGCTCGAAATGCGATCAAGTTCAAGAAGCATGGTGGTAACTTTTACCGAATGTACAAAGGGATTGCGCGAAATGCTGGAAAATAACAACAACGCAACCAATCCAAAGCCGCCATTTGATTTTCATGAAATCATGATTGTGTTATTCTTGATTCTCTTAGTTGTTTATTCAGTGAGGGCCGCAACATGGTTTTTAATGCACTAAAACGAATCTTTAAACCTGAATACCGGATAGTTGCTTGCACAGAATGCAAGATTTATTACCTGCAACGCCGCCGCGTTATCAGTGGAGATTGGGAATATCTGACGGATGACGCTTTCGGCTTTTGGGCTATGGAGTTCAATAGCTACAGCGAAGCGCGTGAGTACGCTAAAAAGTTGCACAAGTTCCGACCTTACAAGCTGCGTTTGCTGGTTGTCAAAAAATGCGACGTATGGGATCACGAATGAAAAGAGTAATTATCACCTTTATTGCACTTATCGCTGGTTCCCACTTGGCTTATGGGTATAGCGGCATTGTTGAGTCAATCGGCGGAATGATTATCTTCCTGGCTGGCGCATGTTACGGCTACGGCGATGGATTTAAAAATGGCAAGCGTTACATCCTGACCGGGAAGAAATAATGTTTAACCGCGCCGCTTCGGTGGCGCTAAAAGGAGGAATCAAAATGGCTAAAAGCAATCGTAAAATGTTGATTAACGCATTCGAAAAGGCAGCGCTTGAGCGTGGTTGGAATGACTCATTTCACACAGCAAACTGTATCCGCCGTTACGGATTCAAGAATTGCCGCTCCTGGGCACGTTAAATGGCTTCATGGTATGATCTTGATGCGCATTACCTTGATATGGATTGCGCCATGGTTGAAATGATTGAACAGGCCGCACTAGAGGATCGACCATTAACGCAATCTGATTTTGACGATTTTGTGCGCGATGAAATCTATTACATGAGCTAATAGCACTTTTTGTTAAAACTTCCGCGAGGGCATTTGTTAAAGTGTCCTCATTGAAGCGAAACAGAGGAAAGCGCAATGTCAACCTTAAAAGATAAAAATTTTATTGGTCATGTTAGAGTTAAGTTAATCAATGTTGACTACAGACCAGATCCAGAATCGCCGACATTGCGCGAGTGGGCCGGATTCGAAAACGGAAAGGAAATGGTTGTCGAGCTTTACAAAGATGGTGAGATGTGGGCGATGGCTGGCATTAATCACAACGGCGAATTTGGCGAAGTAAAAGAAACAGATTGGTTTAGTCTTACAGAGAATGAAGCGGAGATTATCGAATGATCACGATTAACCTTTCAGAGAAGCAAGCATATCAAGTGATGAGCTACATTTCTGGATTTGGTATGGAAGGAGCTATGGGTGAAGTTGCGGATCAGATTTGCCGTCAACTTACACCAGCACCAACGCGAGCGGCAGAAACTGCCGCATGGCGTAACGAGGCAGGATACATTCAGAAGGCTATTGAAGACTGGAAGCGCAAAAACGAGACGGCGGAGGATGCTGGATTATGATTTACATTCACTACTACCAGATCGGGACAAACGAAAACAAGCAGGAGCGCAGAGCAATTTGTGACACGCTCGACGATGCAAAAGCACAGCAACGCGTTTTGGGTGGCGTAATTCAGGCTTTTGAGCCAGTTCAAGACATAGAGCACCGAGAGCATTTGAAAGAGATTGTTGTTGATGAAATTTCATCACTAATCGACGACATGACAAATCACGGGCCTGGTTCTCCGTGGGAAGAAGCCGGATCGACGGAGTGGGATTGCGCTAAAGTTGCAACGCTTAACAACTTTCGTGAGTTGCTCGACGATTTTTAATTAAAATTGAATGCCTCACACAGCGAACAGGACGCATTTTGACGAGGCATTTTTTAGGTAAGGTGATTCAATGGATAACTACATAAAACCGTCGCAGTGGTGCGCACAGAAGCAAGAGGAAGCATTAGAACGAGGCGACACTGAAACGGCAATGCACTATTTCGAAATGTACAACTTGTGGAAGGGTAGAGGTCTGTAATGTTTGGAATGAACGAGGCACAATTCAACGCTGCAAAACGCCAGGCTAAGAAGTGCGGCGAGGCAATGAAAGCGGATGTTGAAAAGCGCGGAAAGTATGTTGATGAAGTTATGAAGGGCATTATTGCCGAACATTATCAGCCAGTTGCGCCAATGCTGACAATTACCCAATTCATCTGGTTATGTGGTTATCTTCGTGGGCGATGGGGAAACGCATTTGACCGCGAATGATTGACAACGATTTCCTGATTGGTTAACATCTTAGGTGTTTACATAAGAGCGGCGTTAGTGTCGAACGGGTGGCGCGGTTGCCACGCAACAACGGCGATATGCAGGTTTTTACCGTAAGACGTATCGCCTTTTTTATAGGTGGATATATGGAAAAGTACAAATTAACTTTCATGTTTAATAGTATGGTGATGAATCCCTTAAATGGTTACGCTTGCAATAGCTTTTCTGTTACCGTGAATGAGGATGAAATTGATGATGATGGCAAATTCATTCGAATTGGTGAATACTTGTACCCCGTGCACAATATCAATTGCATCAAACGCGAGATCGTAAAAGATGAAGTACAAGGTAAGATTGACGATCAGGAGAATGGGGCGTAATTGCTCGTCATGCCGACAAAGTTTTGAATGTGAGGTTGAAGCGCGCGGGGAGCTTGAGGCGGCAGCAATAGCAAAAGAGTTGTCCGGCGCTAATCAAGACACTCACCAGTTTTCAATAGATCTTGTAAGGAAAATATCATGAGTTCTGTAATTATTGGTTTGGTTGCTTTAATTGTTGGTGTTCTAATCGGTTTTGTTGCTGTATCTTTCGTGTTGGCTGTTGGTGTTCGCTATAAGTCAAAAAAAGGAGAATTTGCTTTAGCGTTTTGGGATGAAGAACAGAAAGTTTGGCAGGTTCGCGGTCACTACTTATCAATCGGTGGCAAGATTCACAGCGCTATGAAAACAAATCCAGAAAAAGTAAAATACAAGTATTGAACAACTACCCGCCAAATGGCGGGTTTTTTATTGTCTGCAATTTGTCTATAATGAGGATTTGTTATAAAGGAGGGCGCATTATGGCTAAAAACGTTGAGCCAGCAGTAAAGGCTTGCAATTTTAAAAAACTATATAATAAGCAATATGGCGATATTGCAAAAATGACAAAGGCGCACAAGTACACGCCGGAACAGGTGTTTGATCTGGCTGTCCGTTACTTTACGTGGGCCGAGGAAAACCATATACAGGCGGCGGAAACGGCATCCTTTCAAGGTGATGTATACGAAAGCAAGATTCACAAGCCGCGCGTGTTCACCTTAAATGGATTCCGCTTATTCGCTGGCCTTTCTGCTTCCGTGCTTGAAAAATGGCGACGCGAGCCAGGATTCAGCGATGTTATGGACTTTATCGACGGCGTTGTTTACGAGCAAAAATTCCAGCTTGCTGCAAACAATATTGTTAACGCCGGATTCATTGGTAAAGAGATCGGCATTGAAAAGCCAGCCACCGTTACCATTGAGAATAACACAAGCGCCAGCGTTGACGCTGTAACGGCGGAGGAGGTCAAAGAGGCGGTAATTGACATTTTGGAGAAGATATAATGCTGATTTGGGAAGACTTAACAGCGGCGCAAAAACGCGCCGTTAAGGAAATGAGCGAATATTCATTCGAAAAGATGATCCGCATTTGGTTTCAACTTCTCCAGGGACAAAGGTTCTTAGGAAACTGGCATTTCAGTTACCTATGTAGCGAAGTTGAAAAAATCATCAAAGGAGAGTCACAGAATGTAATTTTCAACATAACGCCAGGCAGTGGTAAAACAGAGATATTCTCGATCCACATGTCACCTTATGCGTCATTGAAAAGTAAGAAGGTGCGAAATCTTAATCTTTCGTTTAGTGATGGCCTTGTCCAGCAGAATAGCAACCGAATTAAGGAGATTATTGGTTCTCCAGAATGGCAGGAGCTATGGCCTGGGAAACTGGCAAAGGCAAGCGCAAAGGATTTGATTGTAACCGATGGCGGCAAGGTTAAGTTACAAGTTAACTCGCGTTCTATTGGTGGTCAGGTTACTGGTCTGCGTGGTGGCTACATGGACGATGGCTTTACTGGTATGCTGGTTCTTGATGATCCAGACAAGCCGGATGACATGCTTTCTAAGGTGAAGCGCGAAGCCGGACACATGCGCCTAAAGAACACGGTTCGATCGCGTCGAATGAAGGACACCACGCCAATTGTGATGGTTCAGCAACGCCTACACGTCAATGATTCAACATGGTTCATGACAAACGGCGGCATGGGCGGCATCAAGTTTAAGGTGGTTAGTATTCCGGCGCTCGTTACTAAGGAATATCGCGAAACGCTTCCTGATTGGTTAAAGCCTGAGTTTGATCGCGATGTTTTGTCCAGTAAGCCAGTGATGATTGATGGAGTTGCTCATTATTCATTCTGGCCTGCTAAGGAAAGCGCGGAGGAATTGCTTGCGCTTCGAAATGCTGATCCGTACACGTTCGCTAGTCAGTATCAGCAACAGCCTGTTGCGCTTGGCGGTAACGTGTTTAAAACAGAGTGGTTTCAGTATTACGGCAGCAGCGAGAAATGCACGCTACCAAAACCGGATCGCTTTGAATATACATTTATCACGGTTGATACCGCACAGAAAACAGGGGAGCTTAACGACTACTCCGTGATCTGTTATTGGGGGATGTATAAAGATCGCGTTTACTTCATTGATGGTGTTCGCGGAAAATGGGAAGCACCAGACCTTGAGACTAATTTTGTTGCGTTCGTTAATCAGTGCTGGAAGCGCAATAAAGAATGCGGAACGTTGCGAAGGATTCATGTTGAAGATAAATCGTCTGGCACTGGTTTGATTCAGAGTGCAGCGAAAAAAATAATGATCAAGATCAATCCCGTTCAGCGCGATAAAGACAAGGTTACTCGTGCAATGGACGCAGCGCCAGTAATGCGCGCCGGACGCGTAGCACTTCCAGAATCGCATCCTATGCTGGCTGAGATACTCGCTGAAGTTGCGGCGTTTACATTAGATGATTCGCATCCTCATGATGATATTGTTGATAACATCATTGATGCGGTTAACATTGAAATGAACATGGCAGATGATCCGGTTGGAAGAATGAAAAAATTGGCAGGTTTGCGGAACAAATAGCACGAATCGACAAACCAATATATAATCAAAGGCTGGTAAATCCAGCCTTTTTTATTGGAGGAAAGATAATGAGTAAATCACGAATCGTTAAGGCTGACGGCTACAACGAGATCTTTAAAGGCGAGAATTGCAAATCGCGAGTAGAGCAACCATTCTACATGCAGTCAATGCCATACAAGACGCTTGCTGACTTTTACGAAAAAGATGGCCTGGCAAAAAGGATTATTGACGTAGTACCAGAGGAAATGGTTTCCCCTGGCTTTACTGTTGACGGCGTGGCAGACGAGGCAGCATTCCGTTCTTTGTGGGATGAGAAGCGATTGAATGCAAAAATCATTGATGCGCTTTGCTGGTCGCGTTTGTTTGGCGGATCTGCAATCATTGCTCTTGTTCAGGATGGGCGTGCGCTCAAATCACCTGTAAAGCCTGGCGCTGTGCTGGAAGATGTTCGCGTTTACGATCGCTATCAGATTCGAGTTGAGGCGCGCGAAACTAATCCCCGCAAGGTTCGCTATGGTGAGCCAGTGCTTTACACTGTAACGCCAGGCGGAGACTTGCCGGAATACCAGGTACACTACACGCGAGTTTGCATTATCGACGGTGAGCGGATACCTAACGCAAAACGACGCAGCAATGATGGATGGGGTGAGTCAGTTCTTAACAAGCGACTTATTGAGGCTATTGTTGATTATAACTATTGTGAAACATTAGCGACGCAATTATTGCGAAGAAAACAACAGGCAGTATGGAAAGCTAAAGGTCTTGCGGACTTGTGTGATGATGAGGAAGGTGTTAGCGCGGCACGCCTGAGACTTGCGCAGGTTGACGACGAGGGCGGAGTAGGCAAGGCCATTGGTATTGATGCTGAGGATGAGGAATATGATGTTCTTAACTCTGACATTAGCGGCGTTGATTCTTTTCTTGAAAAGAAAATGGATCGCATAGTTTCCCTTTCAGGTATTCATGAAATCATCCTGAAAAATAAAAACGTTGGCGGCGTTAGCGCAAGCCAAAACACGGCGCTTGAAACATTCTATAAACTTATTGAGCGAAAACGCGTTGAGGATTACAAGCCCATCCTTGAATTTCTATTGCCGTTCATCATTAGTGAGCAGGAGTGGAGCATTGAGTTTTCACCTTTGAGCGTGCCTAGCGATAAAGATCAGGCTGAAATTCTGAATAAGAATATCGACTCAATCAGCAAGGCTATTGATGGTCAGTTCCTTGATGTTGAAGAAGCGCGAGACACGTTGCGAGCAATCGCCCCAAGCGTTAAACTAAAGGACACTAATAAAATCAAGCTGCCGGAGCCATCGGAGCCGGAGCCAGGCACACAGGGGAATGAGTAATGAAAGTGAAGGGCGTCGTTAAACAATGGCGCTTTCCTGAAGCAAGCGAGCGGCAATTTAGCCGCTCAATTCAGGAGGCAATTAGAGATCTTGTGGTTCTCATGCGCAAGCGAACAAAAGCGATGAAGTTTGACGCAACAGATAATGAGATCAACAGCGCAGAAGATGAAATTAACAGCCTGGCAACTGACCTTATAGCTGGCATTGTTTCAACTCTTCCTGCAATCGCGTTGACCATTTATAAATTCAATGCTAAGCAGTTTATCAATGTTGCCAAGTCAACTGGCGGAAAGGATAATACGGCGGTAATTGTTTTGATCGCGGTTGGCGCTAACGCTAACGAGGATTGGTATCAGACGCTCTACGGTCAATGGCACGGGCTTACAGAATCATCGCTAAGGAAGTTGTTCACAAATATTGTGTCTGACTGGTCAATAAACATTCGCAATGCAAACTTTCGCGGAAGTAATGATAAACAGGTTAATGATCTTGCAGAAAAGAGATTTGCTGTTTATAGCTCTTGGGGCAAAACAAGATCAGAAAACATTATCGGCGCGTGGAATAGTCGCCTGATGCGCCAGCGTCTTTATGATGCTAAGGTAACTCATTATTTCTGGCATGGAATGTTAGATGATAGAGAGCGATTGCAGCATGTGTTATGGGAAGGTAAAAGAATAGCTCTTGATGCAATTCATGATTTCCCTGGTGAGCCGTGGAGTTGCCGTTGCTGGGCGATTCCAGATTGGAATAGTAAAGGAGAGTAATTAATGAAGGCAAAACAAAGATTTGATAGCGTCCAGGTTAAGGCGCATTTTGATGATAATGGCTTTTTAGTGGATCGCCCAATTGTGGCGCGAATTGGCTTGCAGGAGTATCACACGCCGTATGGAATCAGACGAGAGTTCAGACCAGCGTCCGAGGTGTTCAAAGCTGATTCCCTTGCCACGTTCGCAGGAAAGCCGATCACTATCGGTCACGTCACGGTAACACCGGACAATGCGGATCAGGTTGTTGTTGGTTCATGCGCTGGTGCTGGTGTTCCAAATGGTGTTGGCGTTGAAGTTCCGTTAAGCATTTACTCAAAGCGAGCAATTGAGAGCGCAAAAAAGAAAGACACAGCCGAAATTTCAGTTGGTTACACATCCATTGATATTGATAAGCCAGGATGGGGAAACAATAAAACTGGTGATTACTTATTTGAGGAAGATATTAAAGAAGACTGGAAGCCGGATTCTCCTGATTGGGTAAAATTTGACGCCATTCAGACTAACATCCGAGTTAATCACATTGCGCTTGTCTTTCGTGGTCGTGCTGGCATTGCCAAATTAAATCTTGATAGTGAACAAGATTTTCCGTATAGTGACGAGGTTCTAAATGACAAAGGAGATGAGGAAATGACAGTAAAAATTAAACTTGATGGCGCGGTAGAATTTGATGTTCAAAAGGCCGTTGCTGATCATATTGAGGCGTTAAAGGCAGATGCAAAAGCTGCAACCGAAAAAGCTGATGGCCTTGAGGCCGAGCGCGACGCCCTGAAAACTAAAGTCGATGGCATTCCGGCGCAGATTGCAGAAGCTGTTAAGAAGGCAAAGACTGACGCAGAAGAACATGCCAAGCTGGTTGCAGATGCAACTGAAATTGGCATCAAGTGTGACGGCTTGGACGCTAAAGCGATCAAGGTTGCTTACGTCAAAGAAGTCACTGGCGCTGATATTTCAGAAAAAGCCGATGCATATATTGAAACAGCTTTTGACCTTGCGAAGCAGTCTGATAAAATGGCGGCGCAGCGTAAATCTGTTAAGGGCGATTCTTTCGAATCTGGCAAGAGTGAAAAAACCGACTCCCTTGATCCTACTGCGCGTTTGAAAAAACTTAAATAAGGAGAAATAAACATGGCTACAATTGGAGCAAGCTACTTTGCTGTAATGTCTCGTGCGTTACCTGGTCAGGTTTCTGACACTTCAGCTTATAATATTGATGGCGCTTGTGTTCTTGAGAATGCGGCAGGCAATCAGAATCAGTCTGTTTTTGTTGGTGTTGCGGTCCAGCATGGCGGCGTTGACGCTATGGGCAATAAGCTAATTAAGCCGATGGCGGCAAGCGGCAAGGCTTACGGCGTTGCAATTCGATCTCACTTTCAGACAACTTCGTCTGACGGTCGAATGATTTATGAATCTGGCGGCGGAATCAACGTAATGACTGAAGGGCGTGTTTGGATGTTGGCTAAAGACGCTTCCGCGCCAGCTTTCGGCACTGCAATCAAACTGTCTGATGATGGTCAGGTCGATACCACGTCTGGCACTATCGAAACAAACTGGATCGCGACTGGTGATTTCACCAAGTTTCAAGACTTGAAGCTGGTAGAGGTTCAGGTGCAAAAAGTTCCGGCAGTTTCAGCAGGTTAATAAATATGGCGCTCACTGAGCGCCTTTTTTATATTTGGAGTTCTCATGAGTGATTATTCAGTCATTGTTGGCGCTGAGTCGCCAGGGTGCATGGTCGATTCTTCAATAATGGTGATTAACGGATCTTTCGTGTGCGGAGATGAATTTATTGCGCCAGGTAAGATTGTGCGACTATCACATATAACAAATGGATACAAAATAGCAAGTGTTAATGGGGATCTCGTTATTGGCGTGGCAGTAAGGCCGCCGGACTCGTGCATATATGAGGAGGGCGATCCAGTTAATGTGGTTAGTCGAGGTAATGTTTGGTGCTTAACTTCTGAGAGCGAAGCGCCAGAATATGGAGATAAAGTATTTGTAACGCAAGATGGAGATGTGGCATACAGTGAAGGCGACTTGCTGATTGGTTGGATCTTTACTGGCGAACATGTAAAGGTTGATAATGATTCATATATTGTCGGGGTAAGCATTGACCCATAACACAAAATTATGTTGCACGTTTAACAAAAAATGCTATCATTGGTCCGTTACATACTAACGACCTTTATATATGGAGGAAGAAAATGGAAAAAGAAAAATTTGATCAGCTAGATGCGGACATTGTTTCTAGCTATCTGGCTACTCGCGGCGTTAAAGGTGATGCGTCCGATATGGGTATTTGGGCCGCTCAAGAACTGCATAAGATTCGCTCTAATGCTTACGAGAAAGAATATCCGGCAGGTTCAGCGCTTCGTGTATTCCCTGTAACTAATGAGCTTTCTGATACTGATAAGACTTTTGAATATCAGATGTTTGACAAAGTTGGTTACGCAAAAATTATCGCTGATTACACCGACAACCTGCCGACCGTTGACGCGCTGATGTCTAGCGAATTCGGTAAAGTATTCCGCCTGGGTAACGCGTTCTTGATCTCCATTGACGAAATCAAGGCTGGTCAGCGCACTGGTAAGAGCCTTTCCACTCGCAAGGCAAACGCAGCGCAAAACGCTCATGATCAGGAAGTTAACCGCCTGGTGTTTAAGGGTTCAAAGCCGCATAAGATTCTTTCGGTGTTCGAACATCCTAACCTGACAAAGATCGTGTCTTCTGGCTGGTTAAGTAATGATGAAAACACTAAGTTCCCACAGGCTGCATCTGATGAACTGGAAAAGGCTATTGAAACAATTCAGACCATCACCAATGGTGAGCACCGCGCAACCAATATCTTGATTCCGCCGTCTATGCGCAAGGTTCTTTCCGTTCGAATGGAAAACACCACTGAAAGTTATCTGGAATACTTCCAGAAACAAAACAGCGGAATCACCATCGACTCAATCGCAGAGCTTGAGGATATTGATGGCGCTGGAACGAAAGGTTGCCTGGTATATGAGAAAGACCCGATGAACATGTCGATCGAAATTCCAGAAGCATTTAACATGCTTCCGGCGCAACCAAAAGATCTGCATTTCAAAGTTCCGTGCACTTCAAAATGTACTGGCCTGACGATTTACCGTCCGTTTACGCTAGTACTTATTACTGGCTTGAAAAAATCAGGTTAATCGTATAACATTGGGGAATCCTTAACTGGATTCCCTTTTTTATTGGAGGTTATGAAATGGCTAAAGAAAAAACTGTAACGCTAAAGGTTTCCGGCGTGTGCCTTATCATTGTTGATGGTGAGCATTATCATCCAGGCAAAGAGTTTGACGTAGAAGAATCAAAATTGAAAACAAGCGCGTTTGAATATCTAATTGCAAAAGGCGATCTGGAGGTTAAAGACAACTCCGCATTGAACGAAGAAATCAAACAGAGCGCAGCAAGCAAACGTAAAAAAGACCCACGAGAGGGCAAGAGCAAAGCCGAACTTGAAGACGGCGGCATCTATTAATAAAGAGGGCGCTATAAGCGCCCTTTGTCATATCTGGAGGAAACACAATGGTTGATGAATTTTTCACTGACGCAGAAATCACGCAGCAAATCGTGAAATTAGCTCCACCGATGAAGCAGATTGATCCAGATTTAATGGTGGCATGGATTGAGCTTGCAAAGGAATTTGTTTGCAAGAAGCGGTTTAAAGAATCATATCCTAAAGCGGTCGCTCTTTATACGTTGCACCTTATGACGCTTGACGGAGCGATGAAACAGGAAGGGGAAAGCGTAGAGAGTTACTCACGGCGCGTGGCGTCATTTTCCCTGACTGGTGAATTTAGTCAGACATTTGATCGTGTGTCAGGCGATTCAAGCGGAAAAGAGATCAGGCAAACTCCGTGGGGTAAAATGTATGAAACGTTAAATCGCAAAAAAGGCGGCGGATTTGGTCTTGTTACTGGATTTAGGAGACGTTGCAAATGAACTATAACGAGATCGCAAGAATGGCAACCGAAGGAATTAACTTCTTTAGTGATGGCAACGGTGAGTTTAAGTGCATAACGCAGCGTGGAAGCGTTGAAATCATCGGAGGCGAAGAAGTAGAAAAGCCAGAGATCAGTGTAATGATTAAAGGTTTAATTCGATCCCCAAAATTACGCGAGGTTGACGGAGAGACAATACGAGTAACCGATAAGTTGGGAGTTTTTAACAATAAAGTTGAAATTAAGAACGGGTATCATATTGATGTTGATGGTGAATTATATGTTGTAGTTGAAGCAAGACCAATCAGACAAACCAATGTCACTGTTGCTTATCGGCCTATTTTGAGAAGGATTTCTGTACATGGCTAAAAACTACACGATAAGAGAATTTCACGGCAACATTGATGCGTGGATAAACGCCGTTGATAGTGGACTAAAAGATTGCGTGGAGTTATTCGCCGAAAAAGTACACACAGATTTGGTTAAGCGTTCTCCGGTAGATACTGGTCGTTACCGTGGAAACTGGCAGGTAACAGCAAATAAGCCGCCATTGTATGCGCTTAACCAGTACGATAAGCACGGCGACAAAACGATCGCGGAAGGTAAGCGAGCTATATACGCAATATTGAGAGGTGGCGGAGCGGTAAGGGCTATTTATTTTTCAAATATGCTTATTTACGCTAACGCGCTTGAATACGGTCATTCAAAACAAGCGCCAGCGGGTGTGCTTGGTATTGTTGCCGTGAAGTTGCGTTCATATATGGCTGAAGCAATAAAAGAGTCGAGGGCTAAAAATGCACTATGAATTAATGCTATCGGCGCGCAAGGCGCTGGCGACTGAATACGAAAACAGATTCATGATCTCTTATGAAAACGTAGAGTTTACGCCACCTGGTGACGGTTCGCCGTGGTTGAAGTTTGACTATACCGAAGTTGACACAGAATACTTGTCATTGGATCGCAAATGTGTTTCCTATATCGGAATGATTCAGGTTGGCATTGTGTTTCCGCCAGGTTACGGAACTGACAGGCCGCGCGTTCTAGCTAAAGAGATTGCGCAATTCTTTTACGATGGTAAAATGCTGGAGCATGGTTATATATATGAGGGTGCAAGAGTTCACAAGCCGCTCAAGAGTGAAAGCGGTTGGATTCTCCCAATAAGGTTTTATGTTCGAATTGAAACAAAGGAGTAAAAATTATGCATTTACCAAATGGATCGCAAATTTTCGTTGAGAGCAATCGCGGCAGCGAAATCCAAGCAACGGCAGTATCAAACGCTAAAGATCCTGTATTCACCGTTGCATCTGGTGGCACTGCGTACAAGAAAGGCGATTATGTAATCATCACTGCGTCCTCCTGGGGCAAGCTGATTGATCGTGTTATGCGTGTAAAGGCTAACGGTGAAGAAACAAGCGTGACTCTTGAGGGTGTTGATACTACCGATCAGAACGTGTTCCCGACTGGAGGCACTGCATCTTTTGCCAAGATTGATGCATGGACTGAGATCCCTTGCGTTCAGGATTTGTCGCAGGACGGCGGAGAGCAGCAATATTACACTTATCAGTGTTTGGCGGACGACCAGGAGCAGCAGTTACCTACCTATAAGAGCGCGGTTTCTCTTACCTACACTTTTGCGCACGAATACGATAACGCGATCTATCCGCTATTGCGTTCAGCAGATGAATCCGGTGAAGTAACAGCACTTCGCATGTATGTACCGAAAGCGAAAGAGATGCGTTGCTGGGCTGGTGTCCTTTCGTTTAACGAAATCCCACAGACCACCGTTAACGAAATGGAAACTGTTTCCCTGTCTGTATCCCTGAAAGGTCGATTCACCTTCCTACCTTCTCAAGTAGCATAATCACAAGGGGCGTTGCGCCCCTTTTTTTGTTACTGTACAATCATGCTACACGATTCATAATCAATTCTTTTAACAAAAAGTGCTATCAAGGAGAAAGAAATGTCAAAAATGAAATTGACGATTGGGCCGCTTCCTGATTTTAAATTACCAGTGAAATTTGCAATGCCTAACGGAGAAGATCAAACAATTATCTTCACAGTTCGCCACCGCAAAACAAGTGAGATTCACGAGCGCTACACGTCAGATACTCCAATGAGCGATGTTGAAATGATCACCTTCCTTGCTTCTGGTTGGAATCTTGATGATGAATTTAACGAAGAAAATATTAAACAGCTTCTTGATTACTACCCAGCAACAGCAATCGGATTAACTAGCGCATACATGAAAGCGCTTGCGGGGCAGCGAGTAAAAAACTAAAAAGGGCGGTTTACCTGTTTTATCAGAAACCGCCGACAGATGCAGAGCTTGAGGCTGTTGGCCTTACAAGGGCAGACTATGAAGGAGAAGATCCGCCAGAGGTTATATTTGATGAAAGCATGATGCAATCATGGGATATATTTTGCGCAATGCAAACGCAATGGAGATGTTCAGGCGGTGGCGCTTACGGATTTGATTATAATGTCTTGCCTATGCTTTTTGAGATTTACAAGGTTGAGGATCGCGAGATGGCGCTAAACGACTTGCGAATCATGGAGCAAAAAGCACTTGAAATGATGCATTCAAAATAAGCGCCTACGGGCGCTTTTTTATTACCTGGAGGATTAATAATGTCAGAACAATACGCAGGCTTGACGCTTGGGGTTGACGTTTCTCAACTCAACAATGCTGTAAAGTCTTTGCAGCAATTCAAGAAGGCAAACGACGACGCAAAGGGAAGCGTTGAGAGTTTTGTTGATTCAGAGGTTGTTGCAAGACAAAGAGCCAAACAACTTGCTGAGGAATTGGCAAAGCAGAAGCAAGAATTTAAAGCAATTCAGTCGGCAATAGATCCGACAGCAAGCAAAATGGATAAGTTGCGCCAGGCTGCGACACAGCTTGATGCGCTTTGGAAAAAAGGAATTGTTCCGGATGACACATTCTTTGAATTAGGATCAATTCTTGAGACGCAGCAAAATAAACTGATCGCAACTAAAAAGGCGCTAACTGAAGAAGGCCGCGCGGCTCTTGAGGAAGCAAAAAATAAGGCAAGAGCAGAGGCTGAGGCAAGAAAGTTTATTGCGGCATTGCAGGCGCAAGCTGACGCAGCGGAAAAAACAAAGTCAGAGCTTGTCGAAATGAGAGCCGCACAACTTGGAGTTAGTGCAGAGGCCGCGCCATTTATTGCAAAAATGAAGGAGCAGGAAAAACAAGCCTCAAAACTTGGCGTTTCTATGGGGCAGTACAAGCAAGCAATGGCGCAATTGCCAATGCAGATCACTGACGTTGTTACTTCTCTTGCTTCAGGAATGCCAGTATGGATGATCGCAATCCAGCAGGGCGGTCAAATCAAGGACTCATTCGGCGGTGTTGCTAATACGTTTAAAGCGCTAATGACATTTGTCACGCCTTTAAGTGTAGGGATGACGGCGCTGACTGGTGCTCTTGGTTATGCTGCATATAATGCATACAAAGCAAATGCACAACTGAAGGAGATCACAAAAACCGTTCAGGAGGCAACTGGTCTTTCAGGTGAGTTTGCAGAGCGGATCGCAACTGGAATCCAGGCGCTATCTGACAAGACAGGTGAGAGCGCCGATAATCTGGCAAAGGCATACATAAGCACTAAGGATGGAGCAACCGAGGCCATACAAAAACTCGTCGATGTTGGGTTTACCTATGACGAAGCAAAGGTAAAGGTAAACGAATACAAGAATGCATCAAGTTTTGTAAGTCTCAACAATGAGATTGCTGATCACAAAAACAAGGTTCTTGAGCTTGGCGATTCGTGGTATGAAGTCTTAAAAGCGAAGAATGATTATGCTTCACCGTCCGGCGGGCTGTTGGGGAAAGAGCTTGGTTATGTAAATCCTATGTTGCAATTTGCGAAGAACACCTATGAGGATATAGGAAAGATCGTAAAAGATGCGAATAAGGATATGGCGGAACGAGCAGCACGCATCGACAGAGAAAATCTTTCCTTAAACAGAGTTCGAGCGGCGCAAGAGGCTTTAAACAAAGCCATAGAGGATCAGAAAAATGTAGCAAGGACAGCAGACGAAGAGTTGAAAAAACGAGCAGCCGAGAACGTTGAGTTCAGGCGAAAAGAGCTTGAAGAGGCGAAGAAGGCACAGCAGCAAAAGGAGAAAGTTGGCGGAGTTGTAAAAGCACCAACAGAGCAGCTTGATAAGGAGCTATATGTTCTCAAGGCGCAACTTGAAGCGCTGAAAGATCACCGAACTGTAAATGATGTTATTTCACGCCAGAGGCAATCTTTGTGGAGTATTGAAAAGCAGATCCAGATCCTTGAGGAAGCGCAAAGCAAACGTAAGCTGACAAAAGCGGAACAGGCGTTACTAAACGAGCAAAAAGCAGTTATTGCTATGGCAAAAGAAAAGGCCGAGATAGGCGATCAGATTGTTTTGCAACAGAGAAAGAACAAGCAATACCAGGAAGGGCTAAAGTTCATTCAGCAAACTTCAGATGCCATTGATGCTATGAACTTGCGACAGTCCGGAGCTACAGATCTGCAAATCCAGCGAGAGCTTGAGTTGAAGAAGTTGCGAACTGATTATGTTGCTGGCGGCGGTAGTATCGACGATGAAATTTATCAGCAGATGGAAGCAAAGCTGAAGGAGTATTACGCAACTGAGGATCAACTTAGAAATAACTGGATTGCAGGAGCAAAAAACGCATGGGAGGTTTACGGACAAGACGCAATGGATATGTACGGAAACGTGCAAGATATTGCAAGCGAGGCGCTCAACGGTCTAACCAACCAAATGGCTACATTCCTTGCAACAGGAAAGGCAAACTTTAAGAGCTTCGCAACGTCAATCATCCAAATGATTATCCAGATGATCACAAAGATGGTTATCTTTAATGCCATATCTGGTGCGATTGGCGGTGACACTTGGACGATTGGAAGCCTTCTTAAAAATGTTGGGTTTGCAACTGGTGGATACACTGGCGACGGCGGGAAGTATGAGCCAGCAGGTGTTGTTCATAAAGGCGAGTTTGTCATGACGAAGGAGGCCACGAAGCGGATCGGAGTTGGAAACCTTTACAAAATGATGCGCGGTTATGCAAATGGCGGCGTTGTTGGCGGAACTTCATACACTGGCGGCGGCGTTTCATCTGGAGCCACGAATCTTAATATTGGCGGGATCAGCGTTGATATTAACAACGGAAGCGATCCGAAAGGGTTGGAGACTGGCGTAAAAATGATTTTCACTGATATGATTAAGCGTTCCTGTACGCAGGGTGGTGAAGTTTACGAATTTGTTATGTCTAAGCGGGGGTGATAGTGAAACTTGAGCAATTCAAATGGTGCACGCAAACGCAAGGAGGCGGCGGCACTATGACCACATCAAATAACGACAGGGAAATCTCATTTGGTAATGGTTACACGCAGGTTGCGTCAGGAGGGTTTAACACGGTACGCAGGGAGTTTTCCATTGTCTATGTTGGCAAGGATTACAGAGACGTTGTTGACTTCCTGAATGGACACAGGCTGAAGCCGTTTTTATGGTTTATGCCTGACGGCCAACCTGGTCTATTCAGGGTAAAATCTGGTAGCGTTGGATTAACTCCAATATCAGCAACCGTTCAGGAAGTGAAAGCAACATTTACTGAGCAATTTACATCAATGCAATAATTCAAGCCGCCTTTGTGCGGCTTTTTTATTGATGATACAATGTACGAAAGGAGGTGCAATTATGGCTAATGAAACAACAGGTCGCGCGGATCTTGAAAATTGTCTGCAAAGCCTTTACCCTGGCGAGATTATCACGCTAATTGAAATTGACGGAACAAAGTTTGGCGCAAATATTTACCGCATACACAATGAGAACATCTCATACACTGCGGAAGAATTATTGCAGGCGCGAGAAACTGGAGTTCTTCCGCCGAAAGAGATTACATTCCGTGGCGAGGTTTACGGCGCGCGCCCGTTCGGAATATCTGGAATCAACTTCACAAGCAACGGAAAGGCTGATAAGCCACAATTGATACTATCAAACCTTGATAGCCAGGTGAGCGCGATGATTCGCAACTTTAACGGCATGATGCAAGCTAAGGTTACAATCTGGATTACGCCAGCGGAATTAATGGGGAAAGATGGCAGCATTAAAGATGGAGCTTCAAGAAAGCTGGTTTACTACATTGAGCGCCCAAGCCATTACAATAGAATGATGGCGAAATTTGACCTGACATCGCCTTATGATATGGATGGAATAATGATTCCTCCGCGAATAACTCAAAGCGTTTGTTACTGGGCGCAGCGTGGATGGTATCGCAGCGGAAAAGGTTGCGGATACAATGGGTCGCGAATGTTTGACAAAGACAACAATCCTGTAACAGATCCATCTCAAGACTTTTGCGCAGGAACTGTAACAGCGTGCAAACTTCGTTTTGGTGCAGATCAGCAGCTTGATTTTGGCGGTGCACCAGTAGCAAGCCTGTTAAGGAGAAATCAGTGATGATTAGTGCAAAAATAAAACTTGAAATAATGCAGCACGTAAAAGATGAATACCCGCTCGAGGCGTGCGGTGTTATCACTCAAAAATCACGCGTGCAAAAATACCACCGCATAACCAACGTGCATGATGATCCTGAAAATCATTTTGAGATGGACGCAATTGAATACGTTGAAGCGTGTGAAAGTGGCGAGCTTATTGCTGTTGTGCATAGCCACACTGGAGACGGGGCAAGTACAATTCCAAGCGCCCATGATACATGCATGTGTGATGAAATGGGTGTTTCATGGGTTATTGTGTCATGGCCCGAAGGTGATATGAGAATCATTGAGCCTGAATCTCGTCCTCTGATTGGTCGCCCGTGGTCGCTTGGGGCGTATGATTGCTGGGGGCTTATTATGGCATGGCACAAGCAACATGGCGTTATCCTGAATGATTTCAGGAAACCATATGAATGGTGGAAGCCCGAGCACGGGGAAAATCTTTACCAGGAAAATTATCTGAAAGAGGGTTTTGTTGAAACAGGAGAGCCGCCAAAACCTGGTGATATGGTTATCTTTCAGCTTTCCGCGCCAGTGTGGAATCATGCAGGCATTTATCTTGGCAACAATCAGTTGCTTCATCATGCCTTTGGTAAGTTGTCAAGGGTTGATTTGTATTCTGGATGGTATCAGGAACATGCAAAAATGGTTTGTAGACATAAGGATCTGAAATATGACTTTGAAGGTAATTAAATTGTCTGGATCTTTAGGGCGAAGATTTGGTGTATTTCATAAGCTGGCTGTTGACTCATACCCTGAAGCAATCCGTGCGCTATCTTCGCAGGTGGAAGGATTCAAGGACTACATGCAAAGCGAAGTGGGATCGCGAATGCGTTACGCTGTATTTGTTGACGGTAATAATGTAGGACAGCACGATGAAAAAGCGTGGCAATGCGCAAAGGAAGTGAGGATTATTCCAATCCCAACAGGTTCAAAGTCTGGCGGGTTGTTTCAGGTTGTTCTTGGCGCGGTTATTATGGCGACTGCATTTTTCACTGGCGGCGCTTCACTTGCTTTGATGGGTGCTTTTGCATCGTCTGCTTTCATGATGGGTGGTGCTATGGTGCTTGGCGGCGTAATGCAAATGATTTCACCGCAGCAAGGGGGATCAAGATTGTCATCACAGTCAGCAGAAAACAAGCCGTCTTATGCTTTCGGTGGCGCTGTTAACACAACAGCAGCAGGATACCCAATACCATTGCCATACGGTCAAAGGACCGTCGGCGGAGCTATCTGGTCGGCTGGCAGCTATGCAGAGGATAAGGCTTAATATAAAAGAGTCGCGCGTTGCGCGGCTTTTTTTTTGCCCGTATAATTCAACAAATCAAATAGCACAAAAGGTGAAAAAGCATGGCTGAAAATATGATAACTGGCAGTAAGGGTGGATCATCAAAACCTTATGTTCCAAAAGAGATGGAAGATAACCTGATCTCAATCAATAAAATCAAAATCCTTCTTGCAGTTTCCGATGGCGAGTGCGATCCAGATTTTACACTTCGCGATCTGTATCTTGATGATGTTCCGGTAATTGCAGACGACGGAACTGTTAACTACCAGGGCGTGAGCGCAGAGTTTCGCCCAGGCACACAGACTCAAGATTACATCCAGGGATTTACTGACACATCAAGCGAAGTGACGCTGGCGCGTGATATTACTACATCAAATCCTTATGTGATTTCCGTAACCAACAAAACATTATCTGCTATCAGAATCAAAATGCTAATGCCAACAGGCATTAAGCAAGAGGATAACGGCGATCTTGTCGGCGTTAAGGTTACTTATGCTGTTGACATGGCTGTTGACGGAGACTCTTACAAAGAAGTATTGCGAGACACTATCGAAGGTAAAACGCGTTCAGGTTACGACAGAAGCAGAAGGATTGACCTTCCGGCATTTAATGATCGCGTATTACTTAGGGTTAGAAGGGTTACGGCAGACAGCACATCTTCTCGTGTTACTGATCTGATTAAGCTACAAAGTTACGCTGAGGTTATTGATGCAAAATTCCGTTATCCTCTGACTGGTCTTGTATACGTTGAATTTGACAGTGAGCTATTCCCTAACCAGATCCCAAATATTTCAATCAAGAAAAAGTGGAAACTGATTAATGTGCCAAGCAACTATGATCCTGTATCTCGTGAGTATAGAGGTTCATGGGATGGAACATTCAAAAAAGCCTGGTCAAACAATCCAGCATGGGTGCTTTACGACATCATTACAAATCAGCGTTATGGATTAGATCAGAGAGAGCTTGGTGTACAGGTTGACAAATGGAGTCTTTACGAAGCGGCGCAATACTGCGATCAGAAAGTGCCGGACGGAAAAGGCGGCACAGAGCCGCGTTATCTATGCGACGTTGTGATTCAAAGCCAGATTGAGGCTTATCAGCTTATTCGTGATATTTGCTCAATCTTCCGAGGCATGAGCTTTTGGAATGGGGAGAGCTTGTCAATCGTCATTGATAAGCCGCGCGATCCGTCGTACATCTTCACCAATGACAACGTTGTTGATGGTGATTTTCAGTACACAACAGCAAGCGAAAAGAGCATGTACACGCAGTGCAACGTGACGTTCGACGACGAACAAAACATGTATCAACAGGACGTAGAGGGCGTATTCGACACCGAGGCAGCATTGCGCTTTGGATACAATCCTACAAGCATAACCGCGATCGGATGTACACGCAGGAGTGAGGCTAATCGGCGCGGTCGATGGATACTAAAAACAAACTTGCGCAGCACTACGGTAAACTTTGCTACTGGACTGGAAGGCATGATCCCATCAATAGGTGATGTGATTGCTATTGCTGACAATTTTCACAGCAGCAACCTTAAATTAAACCTATCAGGGCGCGTGATGGAAGTTTCCGGCTTGCAGGTGTTCGTTCCGTTTAAGATTGACGCGCGACCAGGTGATTTCATTATCATCAACAAGCCTGACGGAAAGCCAGTTAAGCGCACAATCTCAAAAGTAAGCGGTGACGGAAAAACCATTGAGCTAAACATTGGGTTTGGGTTTGAAGTTAAGCCGGATACAGTTTTTGCAATCGACCGCACTGACATTGCGTTGCAGCAATATGTTGTAACGAGTATCGGAAAAGGTGATGATGATGATGAATTTACATACTCCATCACGGCTGTTGAATATGACCCTAACAAATACGACGAGATTGATTACGGAGTAAACATTGACGACAGACCAACTTCAATTGTCCAGCCTGACACGATGGCAGCACCGGAAAACGTGCAAATATCCTCATACTCGCGAATTGTCCAGGGTGCAAGCGTTGAAACAATGGTTGTGTCGTGGGATAAAGTACCTTACGCATCGCTGTATGAAATGCAATGGCGAAAAGGCGATGGCAACTGGCTGAATACGCCGCAGACAGCTAACAAAGAGATAGAGGTAGAAGGGATTTACTCAGGGAACTATCAAGTAAGGGTTAGATCTGTTTCTGCGAGTGGGAACACTTCCCCGTGGTCAAAGATTGCAACCGCCACACTGACAGGTAAAGTTGGCGAGCCAGGAGCGCCGATTAATCTTACAGCTTCTGATAATGAAGTTTTTGGCATTCGTGTTAAGTGGGGGATGCCAGAAGGGAGCGGAGACACGGCATACATTGAGCTTCATCAGTCGCCGGATGGAACGGCTGAAAACTCAAGCCTGCTAACGCTGATCCCGTATCCACAATATGAATACTGGCATGGAACGCTTCCGGCTGGTCATGTTGTATGGTATCGGATCAGGAGCGTAGACAGGATCGGCAACGTTTCCGGTTGGACTGATTTTGTTAGAGGTATGGCTTCAGATGATGTGGAGGCTGTTTTAGGAGATATTCTTGATAAGATTTTTGATACTGAAGCAGGTCAGGATCTGAAAGAGAACGCCATTGACAGTGCAAACAAGATAAAGGACCAGGCGCAAAGCATCATTCAAAACGCATTAGCGAATGATACTGACGTTAGGATTATGAGGAAGGAAAACGGCAAGCGCAAAGCCGAGTTTAGGCAATCAATCCAATTGATCGCAAATGAAACTGAAGCGCGCGTCACCGCAATGACTCAACTAAAGGCTGAATTTGACGAGGAGATAACTAGCGAAGTAACGAGACTTGATCAGGCAATTGCAACAGAATCGGAAACGCGAGCCACAGCCATTGAGGAATTGAAATCACAGATTGGAGATGATATTCAGGGGCAATTAACGAGAGTTGAGGAGGCGATTGCAAGCGAAACAGAGGCGCGCGTTTCGGCTGATACAGCATTAACAGCGAAGTTTGGAGATGTTGAATCAGCGCTGACTGAGAAACTTGATTCATGGGCTGGCGTTAATGGAGTTGGCGCACAGTACGCAATGAAACTTGGATTGACATACAACGGGCAGAAGTACAGCGCCGGAATGGTCATGCAGTTATCAAACAGCAATCAAGGGTTGATCTCACAAATCCTGTTTGATGCTGGCAGATTTGCGATCATGACGAGTTCTACTGGAGGATCGTATACATTGCCTTTTGTGGTAGAAAATAACCAAGTTTTCATTAACAGCCTGTTAGTAAAAGACGGTTCAATCACAAATGCTATGATCGGTAATTATATTCAGTCGAATAACTTTGTTGCTAATCAGCAGGGGTGGAGGCTGGATAAAAACGGCAGACTTGAGAACTACGGATCAACTCCAGGAGAGGGAGCTACTAAATTCACCAACGAAGGATTGAAGGTAAAAGATGCAAACGGAGTATTGAGGGTTGAACTCGGAAGGATTACCGGAAGCTGGTAAAAAAAGGGGGCATAGCCCCCTTTAATTTTAATCATAGTGTGATGCATTTATAACCAAAACAGATGAGGCGGTGTAAATACCAACAGGTCCAGGGGTTTGTGCAACCTGCCTAGAAAAAGAGTAGATCCCGTTACCATACGCGGCAGCTTGAGACTCAAAAATCATAAATCCACCTAAAGCCGGATTAGGTACAGAGTTTAACGCTGTTAGTGATGGCATTATTGCGCAAGGGTAGCCAAGGTTAACATCAAACGCGATCCCGCTCACACCAACTTGCTTTGCATCAAGCGGCCTCATTTTTCCATGATAAACCATTTCACCATGAGCGTTATAAAACGCTATGCCGTGACTACCTGGAGGAGTCACCATGTTACTAAAAGCATAAACAATAACCTCCCCTTGATTATCAGATCTATCAATTCTTATTGCGTGCCTTCCGCCATTGTTAAATTGCGTAAATGATATGTATGATTTAGCAGTCAATCTAACAAAGAAAAAACATACCCTATCAACAGGAATTGACGAAGTAAAAACTGTTCCGGTATTAGCAGATATTACGGCGCGATCAATTAGATTAACTGGAGTGAAATCTGGGCTTAGCCATAATGATCCATCTGATTTTTTTATGCTCATTCCGTACATTATCACCCCCAAAAAGTATATATATATCTTGAATCAGAACCAGAAAGTCCATCCCATGTAACGGTATCGCCACTTACACCTAAATTTGGAGCGCCAGGATCGCCACCGCGCCAGGAGTTCATGCCAACATATATTGCTTTCAATGATTTACCTGGCGGCCTGTTTTGATAAGTCTTACTACCGGATGGTTGAGTGAATTTATCAAGGAAGAAAACAGGCGTTAAAAGTCCTGTAACTTCCCTTCCTCGATCGTCATATATTGCATACCCATACTCAGCCATTTTTGCACCTCAAATCAATAAATTTACTTTCATTTTGCCAACGGTTGATAAATTTAACTTCTTTATTGTCAACGCTCAACCTGTATTGTTTTTGGCTGAATCTGTTTTCGCGTACTGCATTAATTTTAACTTCATGGAATCCGTTAACAGGGAATGTTTTAACGTTAAATTTTGCCGTGCAGTCGATCTCATTGAAGTTGCCAGTAGGAGACGCTGCGCAACCGGTCAGAGCGGTTACGGTGGCGATAACTGCGATTAATTTTTTCATCTTCAATACTCCTTAGTTGTCGTTGCCTGTAACTATACACGATCCGACAAGCGGCGTTTAGCAAAAAGTGCTATTCTGTTCTTTTTGTTCTCGCGTGTTCTCAAATCTGCGGAGTCTTAAATTTAGCTCAAAAAGTGAACAATAATAGAGCGCAATACATACAGATAAATATATATACATACATATAAATCAATAAGTTAGTAGTATATATATTTATATTTGTTCTTTATTGTTATCTGTGTTTTGTGTGATTTTGTGTTTCTGGTGATTTTTATGTGATTATGCATGTGTCAGTGATTATGTGTGTCTATATATCTATATCCGGCGCAAATTGAGGAACAAGAGAACAAAAAGACAACAAAGATATTTATCAATCACTTACATGTAAGTTTTGTTATCCAAGTTGACGAGAACGTTGTTAAAACAGAAAAAACAAAATAACTATTGACTAAACGCATCAAATAGCTACAATGCAGACATACCAACCAATGAGGGCAAATCATGAATAAGTTTATGGCGTACACCAGCGAAGAAATGAGCAATGAGCTTTATCACGATCCAGAAGCGTGGACGGCTGATTATGTTAGCGGATCAAGCCTTGCAGAGATTTACAGCACATGCCCGGCGGCGTGGAAGTTCAAGCCTCGTGACGATAAGAGCAAGGCGCTTGTTTTCGGTACGCAGTCGCATACCAACTTTGAAAGCAAGGAGTTATTCGAAAAAACCTATCGACGCGCGCCAGCGCCAGAAGACTTTAAGGATCTGATAACTAGCCAAACTGCGCTTGCCGCAAAACTGAAATCATTTGGCCTGAAAGGTACAACCGGAAATACTTACCCAGAACTTATAAAAATGATGGTTGACTGTGGCGAAGACCTTAACGTTATGTGGTTGATTGAGATGATCGCAGAAAGCCAAGCTATGACCGACGGAGTGCAGTTAATCGACGCTAAAGACTACGACGCTTGCGTTGCAATGCGCCAAGTTCTGGAATCAATACCGGAACATAACGCATGTATGAATAGCAAGACAGCACAACGTGAATTATCGTTGTTCGGTGAAATCAACGGCGTAAAAGTCAAAGTGCGATGCGATCACGTTGACGTAACAAAGAACGTCACCGCAACGCTGATTGATGGTTACGATGAAAAAGGTCAGCCGATTTGCCGCGATATTATTTATCCAGAGGCCATTGTGATCACAGACTACAAAACCACAATGAGCGCGAATCCGGCTGAGTTTATGCGCCTGGCTTACAATCACGGCTATTATTTGAAAATGGCGTTGCAATGTGATTTATTCAGGAAAGCGTATCCAGAAGAAAAGCGACCTATAGTTGTTCGCCTGTTAGCCCAGGAGAAGAAAGAGCCTTATTTGCCGCTGGCTTTCCGCATGAACAACGAGCAATTGAAGATTGGGCGCATTCAGTACATGAGCGTAATTAACCAGTTTGCCATGTGCCAGCAACATGACGTTTGGCCTTCGTATTCAAACGGTGAGCCTGAGGTTTGCCTTGATACTCCTGATTGGGTGCGCCGCCAGTTTAAGCAATATCTTATTTAAACAGCACAAATAGCTAAACAAATGAAAAATGTGGTGTTATAATTCACCGCATAAGTTAACAACAAGCGTAAGGAAATAAACATGGAAAACAAACAAGTTTCAGAGGTAGCAGTTCGTATCAATAATTTTGCAACTGGCATGGGTATGTTGCTTCGTGACTTTGTAGCGCCGCTTGATCCAACGGCAGGCACAGAAGAAATGGAGTACATCAGAAAAGTAATTGATGCAGTCGATAACGTCGTACTTGTTGCAACAATGAGCGAAGACAACGAGGAAGCAATCAAGGCGGTAAAAGAAAGTTCCGATCGCATGATGGAAAATCTGATTAAATTACACACTAAAGAAGAAACAAAGCATTAACAGCAATAAGGAGGCGAAAGCCGCCATGAATTACGGGAATTAATCATGAAACTATCAGAGCAATTCGACAAGGTTTTACCAGCGCTGCATAAGGCTCGCAGCTTGTTTGTGAAGGTTAAAAAGGACAAGCAAAACACTCACCTTAAAAATCGTTACGCAACGCTTGATGCAGTTCTTGATGCAATCACTCCGGCGCTAAACGATAACGAATTAATGCTTATGCAGGATATGATTGAAAGCGATCAGCCAAATAGGATTAAAGTTGAAACGACAGTGCTTCATGTGTCCGGTCAGTACGTTAAATTCTATGCTGAGTTGCCAATCGTTAAAAACGATCCTCAAGGTGTCGGATCTGCATTCACATACGCGCGTCGCTATGCAGCAGCAGCAGCATTTGGCTTAAGCCAGGCAGACGATGACGCACAGATTGCCGTTAAATCTGCAAACGACTGGAAGCGTGACATTGAGAAATGCGAAAGCGTAAACGAATTACAAGAAGTGCTCAAATCAGCATGGAAGGCAAGCGATCCGGCAAGCAAGCAGGTAATTAAAGAGCATTACGAAAAGCGCAAGGCAGAACTTGAGATCGGAAAAGCACGAGGATTTAATCCAGCGCAACCAAAACAAAATCTTGCCGCTCAAGACGTTGACACAAAAAACGACGAGCAAGTAAAATCACAAAGCATAACTGATTTTGAATAATTGACATGGGGCGCTTGCGCCCCTTTATTGCAGGAGAATAAAACATGCATATTATTACTGGTGAGATCCGAAAAGAGCCGCGAGTAAAGCAAATGCCTAACGGCAGCACGCTTTATGTAGTTGAGCTTTCAGAGCGATACAAAGATAAAGATGGAAACTGGCAATATACAAACTACAGTTTCTTTTTTAATGCTAAAACAGAAGGTCTTAATGGTTGGTATGCTGAGGCGTTCCAGGTTGGAAAGGTTATTTCTGTATCTTGCGACACGCTTCGCATAGAAACGCGTGAATATAACGGAAAGATGTATTCAAGTTTAATGCCTGGTGGATTCGCAAATCTTATATTCAGCCAGCGCGGAGAAGGCCAGCCGCAACAGCAACAACAAGGAGGATGGGGCCAACCACAGCAACAGAATCAACAGCAACAACAACCAAAACAAAGCAATCAGCCTCCTATGGACTTTGACGACGACATTCCTTTCTGATCAACAAAGGGGCATTACGCCCCTTTTTCACTTTCAGCCACTCCAAGCACGGCAATAACCTTGACAGCAATTCGCTTTGCAAGTTCAGTTTGATTCGCGTTCAGCTTTCCGGTGGTCATTATTGACAACATTCCGCTCATACTTCCAAGCCCGTTAAAATCTGACATTGCCGATTTCATGATTGATATTGGTGAATGACCTTCATCAGCTATTGTGTGCGCTCTCTCTGACAGGTCTTTAACTACCTGATCTATTCCTTCACTTTTCGTCATTTACTTTTCCTTCAGGAGTTGATTGCTGTTCTGGCATTACAGGCCACGGGCTAATTGATTCCCTTTCTGCTACTGGTTTTTCAGGTTCAATGCCTAAAAACTTTCCTACAAACTCACCAACAAAATTTGAACTATCGCTTACATAAACATGCATTCTGTCAAGATCTGCAACTGTAACGCTATTTGGTGCGATCATAATTCGCTGTTGGTGAAAACCGATATACATCACATTTGCCGGACGCTCAATAGTCCCCATATTTGGCGCAATTACGCCCATTATCCAACAATAATGAATGTTGCCATCAAGCGGTTCACATCCAGCGTTAAGCCAGTTTACTTTCTGGTGAGGAAACGCCATTGATGAATCAGTAGCATCACGCCGCAACGACCATTTAACGCCGCCAATCTCAATGATTTGTTTTGGCCTCATTCCGTTGAATTGAGTCACGCCAGCGCCATTTTGATTAATGTTTTGCATATCGGTTCACCTTGTTACATTGATTTCATTTTACGCAATGCGCAGATACAAGCGGCAGCAAGATCGGTTAATTCTTTCTCAATGCCATGATGCGAGCCGTCTGCCTTTTCGGTCATTAGCTCTTTGTATTCCATTTCTACAATCGACATTAAGCCACCTGGCTTGTCAATGTGCGCGTCCCATGTTTTAGGATAGTGTTTAGTTCTTTCAATAACACTTCCCATAACTGCATCATGTTCATGATCTCGATCATAATCTCTATCATGGACATTCCCTCCAATTACCACTCGCGGCAAATGCACGCGCGGTAAATGATAGCCAGCGACACGAATTTTCATGAGTATATCCCCTTATAAAAAAGCGCCCCGAAAGGCGCTTGATTTATTAGCAACCACAGCAACCAGTCGGCGGAGTCGCCGGAGTTGGTAGCTTGAAGTTTACCAGTTGATTGACTTGGTTGATTTTGCAGTTGAGTTCCGAAGTCTGCTTCTCTTGAGAAAGAGCAAAGCGCGCTTCCTGCAACTGAGCTTTCATATCGCAAATCAAAACAGCCTGAGAATCAGCAAACTGTTGGCGCATCAGATCTCGCGTTGCATTGCCTTGTCGCTCAATATTCAGGTTTGTCTCACAGCAACATCTCTCCGCTGCAATCTGTGCCTGATAGGAACGCTCAAGAGCATTAACATCAGCAGCATTAATCGCAGCAACTGTTTGGTTAGTACCGCTAACAATCGCGGTATTCAGTCCGGCGAAACCTTGCACCGATGCAAGCAGGTTTTGCGTATTCTGGCTGGTAATGCCGTTAAAGGTTGATGCGGCGGAGCGCTCAACGGTAAGGTTTGTGGAGTTTTGGCCTTGCAGAGTTTGCAGCCCCAGGTTGTTTACGCCTGTCTGGATGTTATTAATACCATCAAGAACAGCGTTAGCACCGACAGCAACAGCCGCACCATCACCACCATAACCACCACGACCATTAAAGCCGTTACCAAACCATGACCCAATCAGGCCGCCAACAGCACCGCCAAGACCAGCCGCGCCAGCTTCGCCACCAAAACCACCACCAGTAGGGAGTAAAGTCATATCTGACATAGTAAATTCCTCTTTGACGTTAAAAAAAATTAAAAAAGTTTGCAACATTTATGTTACGACAAAGAGTATGCGCCCAATTACCAGGAATAGATATGAAACATTTGTAAGCGATATGTCAGCAAATGGCATAAAGACGAAAAAAGGCGCAGCCGTAGCCGCGCCTTGTGATTATTTTTTGTTAACTTTCCAGCGTTGTTGGCTTGTCGAGTAACGCCGCCACCGCCTCTTTGAGATCTGCAATTTCAGATTTAAGTGTTTCGATCTCCTCTTGTTGCTTGTCAACTTTTGCCTTTTGCTCTTTGAATGCGTTAACCAAAAGAGCCACAACTCCATTATAGTTAATTCCTTTGATTGACTCACCTTTTGGATCTAATCCCCCATCATTGTTTAAAGAGTGAACAGCTTCCGGCAAAACCCTTTCAACATCTTGAGCGATCAATCCAGCCTCAATGCTATAAACGCTGTTTTCATCTTCTATAAGATTATTGCGCTTGTAGTAAGTATAACCAGTTAGATAATCAATTTTGTCGGATGCCGTTTCAATCTCTGTTAGTTGCGCTTTCATCCTTATGTCTGACGTAGAAATCCATTGGCTACAAGTAGCATTTCCAGCGCTATTGAAAATGAATTCACCACCCTTTACATAAAGGTGAGTTTCAGCGCCGCCACCAGAAAAGCTAATGGCATCCATTCCAGCAATCCAATCATCACCCCAATGAACAACCTTGAATACGTTAAAGGCTGAGTCTTTTCCTGTAATCTCGCAAAGCAACCCACAACCACGATCACGCCAACCAGCAAAAGAGCCTCCCCCAATTTGACCGGCAATCATGGCACTTCCACCACCTGACCTAACGCCAGCAACCCTAATTGCATTATCATCAACAGGATATATGGTTAAACGACCATCAAAACGAATGTTTTGAGGAGAAAATGATGCAATACTTCCACCATTACAATAAACCTGCAATATTCCGTCACCGCCCCATTTAAAACCTGTATCATTATCTCCAATTGCTATTGAGTATTCACCAAGAGTATTTCCTTTTTCACCAGTAAGTTCAATTATGTTATCGCTTCTAAAAACTCTTTTCCAACCACGCCAGTTACCGTTATCGCAAACATTTTCCCATTTGTTACCAGAGTGACCTGTTACTGAAAGAAGACCATATAGCAATTTACTTTCATCACTAGTCTTTCCGTGAACATGTAAATTATACATCCACCAAGCGCCGACTTCCGGCAAACCTACAACGTCGCCACCAGAAGAATAATATCCGCTTTCTGGATTGTTTATAAAAAAACTGAGAATATCAGTCTTGTCAGCAAGTCCAACAGCCATATTACCAACAGGAATATTCAGGTTCTTTCTTGCTCCAGCTTCACTATTAGATCCAGTGCCTCCAGCATAAATTGGAAGAGGAATAAAACGTTGCAATGCGGTATCCCAGTAACCCCAATAATCGTTACGAACTGTAAGGAATTTGATCTTATCCGGCGACTGAATAAACGTTTCGCCATCGGCCTGATTAAATCGGTCAACCTTCAATGCTTCCCTTGCAAGGTCTTTATTTTCCAGATCATTTAGGTTTTGATCTTTATGTAGCAGATTTTCAGCATTAAGGCTTTTGGCAAATTCTTCAGCCTCATTGCGCGCAGTAACAGCTCCGTTTTTTGCAGTTTCAGCGGCGCTATTTGCAGCCTGAGCGCCATTCATGTATTGCTGTGCGGAATCTCTTGCTGAAATAGCTTCGTTTTTCAGACTAGAAACATCACCCTTTATCTGTTGAGTGTCGTTTTTCAGTTGTTCAGTAGCAGCACGATCATTTGCCGTTTTCTCTGCATCGCCTTTAACCTGATTAGCCAGATCTTGCAATTGTTTCAGGTCAAAGTTTTTGAAAAATTCAATAGCCTCCTCGATCTGAGTTTCTTTGCTTTGATAGTAACGCAGCGTTTCCGCAACATCTTGCGCCAGGCCGTCAACAGTGATTGAGTCATGCAGCAAAATAATGTAGTTGCTTCGCCCAATTTCTGCGCCGCCAGTTGTGATGGCGCGGATTTGTGTATCGCTGATAACTTCACTGATCACAGCCGCCTGAAAAGGAGCATCAATAAAAAAGATTGTTGCGCCAGGGCGAATGAGTGTTAGTTGTTCTCGCCATTTTGTGTCGTATCCAGTAATATAACCTTGCGCGTCCATTGACGCTTGTCCGGTTCTGTAAATTGCCATGCGGTTTCTCCCGTGTTGCATGTTAATGTCAATGCAGATAATAGCATTTGCTAAGGCAAAAAAAAACCCCGCAATGCGGGGCAAAGTAGCAGTGACATTTAGAGAAGTGATTCAGGTTTGTAAACCTTCCTCTCTATCCCTTTCCTGTAATTATCATTAATCGGCATCATAATTTCAAGTCCTCTTTCCTCGGCAGCAATGATCGCGTCACGGTCTGTACTCTTACAGACAACTCTCATTCTTCTGTTTCCCTTATACCTGTAAGCCACAATCTCAATGTTAGTTGCATCAAAGCAGGCCCAAACCTCTTGACCAGTTGCAAGGTGAATATGTTGCGCATCAATCCAGTCAACGCAAAGATAGATCGTCTTATCTGTGCTTCCTGTTCTCACAACAGACCCGCGCGTGTAGTCCTTTGCGAGAAAAGACTGTTTACCCTCTTCATCAATGAAAAGCACATTGCACATTTCATCATCAATATCATCGGAATGCACCAGGTAACATGGTAACGCGTGAATGTATCGACCATCTTTAACGCCGCATTCATAATAACCATCTTCAGGAGGATATATCCCTTCATAGGAGCTTAACGGCGTGCGATCAAATTTTAGTGTTTTTGACATAACGCGCTCGCAGCATTCATGGCTTGCCTGTTTCCCAAACGAATAACCAGAATCACGAGACACTCGCTTATTTGCCTTAATTCTATAGTCCTGCGGAACTTTTCCAAGAAAGCGACCCAAAATATTGATCACTTCGCTGTAAGGTTCTCCGGTTAGCTTCATGATCCAACCGATTCCAGTATCGTTTCCGCACACGTTGCAGATAGCGCCGCCGTCGCCTTTTTTATCTCCAAGTTTATCCGTCCATCTAAAGCGATCCTTTCCGCCGCAGTGGGGGCAAGATTGATGCTTGCCGTTAAAAACTTCATTTGGAAGACCGCAAATACTTTGTAGCGCCTCACGCCATAATCCCTGCATATATGGGAGAACATCTTCCTTTTGATAAACCATAAAGTTTTCGTTGTTCATATGCACCTCAAACAAAAAAGCCTGACAGATGATAACATCATGCCAGGCATTGTTTTTAGCAATTAGTGCTTTCAGGTTTATACAGGAATCCGCCAGGCTCATAATCTGACATTCTTACCACTCGCAACATTTCACGCTTATCACATCTCTTTGTGAGCGGTTTGCCATTGGAATCAAATCGCAGGTCTGGGCGGCAGAATGATGCGCGATAGCCTTGACATCCATATTTTTTGTAATCGTTATGCACCTTTTGAGCGCCAGCGGCTGAAATCATACCGCGAACACGCCACTGATTTACAGTTTGCTGGCTAACGTTAAGACGTTTTGCCATTGCTGACACACTTCCGTAATACTCAATAAGGATGTCAAGACGTGCTTTTAGTCCGGCGCGCACTTCATCTTTTAGTACATAATATCCTGTAGGGCGCTTGCGTTTCTTCTTATCCTTGCCTCGTCTGGTTCCGTTATTGCCATTAATTGTGCGCTTGTCAATCTTGCCAGTTGATACTGCGATTCGCTGTTCTTTCATTACTCATTCTCCAATAGCATTTTTTGTTAAACGATGATTTAATGATTGTGTATTATACACGCCAAATGGCATTACTCAAAGGTTTTAGAATGATTCCAAACATTGAAAAGCAAATATCAGCACTTGGTGAAGCGGTAATTAAATCCATTCAGGAGCGATTCACTGTTGGCGATATTGTGCCTTACCCTTACCAGTGCGTTGCATACGCTGAGATCGCAAAGCGTATGAAAAATTATAAGCATCCATTCTTTGTTAAAGCGTCGGTATCGGCTGGCAAAACATTGATGTTTGCAATGGTTGCTCACCAGTGCCGGAAAATGGGCTTGAAAATGATGGTCCTTGCTCGCCAGGCTGAGATTGTTGATCAGGATTCTGAAGAGATAACAAATCTTGGCGTTCCGAACTCAATCTATTGCGCAGGGCTGAAGACAAAAAGCGCATACTTTCCTATCGTTGTTGGTTCTGAGGGCACTGTAGTTAATGGACTATTTAAAGCGCTTGGCGACTATGTTCCGCACGTTATCGGGATTGACGAGTGTCACCAGGTGGATTGGGAAGACCTTGCCGACGCAATAGAGAAAGACGAGTCATTTTTACAAATGACGACAAAGAAAGGCGAAAAAGTACCAAATCCAGATTATGACATAACAAAGGGAAGCAGGAACAGAAATACAGAGTTCCTGATTGGTGAGGATGGCTTTCCAATGGAGGGAACAGGCCGCACGCAATACACTGTCATTATCATGGAAATGATGCGACGTTGCAGGAAAGCATACTGTCATGAACTGCGCATATTTGGTATGACTGGATCGGAGTTTCGCGGTGTAGTCCCAATACTGGTAGAAGATAAAAAGCAGAAAGGATTTTGGCGTGAACAGGTTACTAATATTGACACCAACTACCTGATCAAGTTCGGTTCTGTTGTTCCGACTAATTTTGGCGACGTTGGCGATCTCGGGTATGACCTTTCAGAGTTTGAGGCATCCAGTGAGGATGGCGTTGCAGACTTTGACGCTAAAACGCTTCGTAGGATGGAACAAAAAATTCATGAAGAAGCGACCATGACAAAGCGCATCATGGCGAAAGTGCACGAGATCTGTAAAAACCGTAACGGTGTACTTGTGACATGTGCAGGTGAAAGGCACTGCAAAGAGGCAGCGGCAGCATTGCCACCTGAAACGACTTACAGGATCATTACTGGTAAGACTGGCGATAACCAGCGCAAGGAGTGGTTGAAAGAAGCATACGAGGGAAAGGTTAAATACATCTTCCAGGTGCAGGCGCTAACTACTGGCGTTAACGTGCCGTTTTGGGATACGTCTGTTATTCTGCGTAAGATTGGATCTCTTACGTTGCTGATTCAGCTTTTAGGTCGCGGAATGCGACTACTTAAGAAGTGGCATAAGGAGCAAGGATTCCAGAAGGATGATCATCTAGTCATGGATTTTTCAGGAACGATGGACGAGCTAGGGGAGCTTTATTTTGATCCGATACTGGAACAGGCGCAGCACCAGAAGAGATTTAGGAACGGTAAAGATCCGAAGCCTTGTCCTGTTTGCGGAACTCTTAACAGCTATTATGCTCGTCGTTGTATGAACGTAGACGAAAACGGCAACAGATGCGAGTGGTTCTTTAAATTCAGGACATGTGATGATCAGATTGACCCGCGCACTAAAAAGATTATTCATCGCGGTTGCGGAACGAAGAATGATATTGCGGCCAGGGTATGCAGACATTGCGACATGTCATTGATTGACCCTAACGAGAAGTTAAGCGGAAAGCACTACACAAAAAACGACTGGTTCCATGTGCAATCTTTCGCGGTTGATATGACTAAAAACCAGAAAGGGATAATATTTAATTATGAGCTTTCCGATGGCATAGATACTTTCAAGGCGAGAGAGATATTTTTCCCTGAATCTGAGAGCCAAATTTGCCGCGCAAAATGGCGAAGCGTTGCTCTTAAACACATACCAGATCGCCGCATTGCTGGTATGGTGGCGAGCTATCGCAATGCGCGTAAAATCATGCAATATGTGAATCACATCATGCCGCCATCGCGCGTGACTCACCGCAAGACTAGCAAGGGCGAAGATAATTTGTACAAGAAGGAATTTAATTATGGCAATGACTGATAAAGGCGATTATCTGGAGTTTTACGAAAGAGATCCGACAGATACGCTAAAAGAGGAATCGCACCAGATCGGGGCGTTTCAATGGTTGACTTATGCCTACCCTGAATTGCTGGCATGGCATACGAAAAACGAGGGCGACAAGGGGATCGCTACAGCAATGATGGATCAGCAGGCTGGGCTTGTTAAGGGCGTAAGTGATTTTATCATCCTGATTGGATTAAAAGGCCGTTACCCGTTCGCGGCAATTGAGATGAAGCGCGTCAATAAGTCCGGCAAGGGTAAGGCTTCACCAGTCAGCAAAGAGCAAAAAGCCTTCTTGCGACGTGTGCGTGAGCTTGGCGGATTCGCCGCCGTAACATACGGATATAAGCAATTCATGATCGCTGTAGAATACATGATGAAATAGCACTTTTTGTTAAAACAGGCGCGAAGAATTGCGCCATAATAACACCAGTTCAACAAGCAACAGGTAATTAAGAAATGAGCAAAGAAACCGAAGTGACATTTGAACAAATAGAACGCGAAACATTCATTGGCAATGCTCTTGCTACTGGTGGTCATTACCAGGCTGTTAAACCAAATCAATATTTCAAAGTGACTGGCAACCGCTATAACGGAAGCAATACGCCGGACATTGTGCGCGATTTGTGGTCTACTCCGTCTGAGCTTGTTGCATGGATGGAAAGCGAATACGGTGATTATGACATCGACGCGGCGGCGAGCAAAGAAAATGCTGTATGTGAAAAATTCTACAGCAAGGAAACAAATTGCTTAAAGCGTTGGTGGGGTAGTAATAAGCATATCTGGCTTAATCCACCGTACAGCAATATTACTCCATTTGTTAAGAAGGCGATTGAGCAAATGGAGCACAACAACCAGATCGACATACTGTTACCTTGCGACACATCAACAGGATGGTTTTATGAAGCGCAACAGCGCGCAGCGGAAATCATCTGGATCACTGGAGAAGTTTACCAGGAGGACGGAACAGAATATTCCCGCACCGGACGCCTGGCGTTTACTTCCGCGCTTACAGGTAAACCAGTGCAGGGCAACAACAAAGGCAGCGTTATTTTCATCATGCGAGAACTTAAAGAAGGTGAGCAGCAGAAAACGCGATACGTTAAAATCAGCGACATTTGCCCTTCGGTGGCAGACCGTCGCGCACGGAAACGGAGCTAAAACCATGCAGAAAGAAAGAAGCGTTTATTTAAATGAAACTGGAGAGTGGTTGTTATTTCGCGCTATGGTTTGCGAGGCGCTTGATAAAAACGATTTCATAAAACCGCTATTAGGTTGCGATCCGTGGGAGTTTACAAGCGCGCTTGATATGAGCTTTGAGGAAACAAGAAAACTACCGCTTGAAAAATGGCATGAGCAGATCGGTAAAGACTTGCAAGAGTTTTACGAATCCGCGTCAAAATAGCACTTTTTGTTAAAACGCCCGGCCTTGTGTCGGGCATAATTACTTCATCAAAACGAACAAGAGGAAAACAAAATGGTTGTTTACGATCCACGCGCTTTTAAAATTGCTCAAGAAGTTTCACGCGAGTCTGTTGCTGGCGGTTCGGTTAACGGCTATCAGTTTGATTGGTCGGCAGCAATGACCTTGCTTAAGGTTGCATATGGTCACGCGCCAATTGAAACAGCGGAGGAATATTATAAGCATGAAGGTTGAGCAAGGTAGGCAGGCTGTATGGGATCACGCAAAGGAATGCGGGATCGCAGAAGACATATCCAGGATAGCGAAATATTTTGATATTGCTGACATAAGCATTATCAGCGGCGACAAAATGACATTTCTCAATGAACGCCCGCGCAAGATGCATCGCGTACCAGCAATACCAACAAAGATTGATTTCAAAGAGGCTATGGCGAAAATTCGCGAGCCGCGCAAATACTACAAATGAGGATTATTATCATGTGGCGTTTGTTACTTTTGCCCTTACCTGTTATGATGGCGATCTCTATTGTATATGTTGTCATAATGAAATAAGGAGAATTTTTGATGAAGCAAATCAAAATCACAGATGAACAATTTATCAATGAGCGCAAGCAGGGAAAGACATATAAGCAGATCGCTAATGAGTATGGCATGAACGTTCGCAGCATTGAGCGCCGCGCGGCACGATTAGCAAAGCAAGGTAAAGTTACAACCATCGGATCACCTGGTTTTGGTGTTACTGGAGAATCAAAGCTAATTGATCAAGATGGCAATGTGGTTATGACATGGATTAAGACAAGCAAGGACCGCGAACAGTTAGAAGCATTAATGCAGGCCGCTATGGATGCATTTAGCGAAGAAGTTCCGCGACTTGATCCGCAACCAGAATCACAAAAGGATTATAGCGAGACGTTATCACTGTATCCGATCTTTGATATGCACTTGGGCGCAATGGCGCATAAGCATGAATGCGGAGAGAATTGGGATACAGCAACAGCAGAGCGCGTAATGAATAATTTCATTGATTATTCCATCCAGTGCGCGCCGGATAGTGAAAAAGCTGTCTTGCTGATTGGTGGTGATATGCTTCACAGCGACGGACTGGAGGCGGTAACACCTGCAAGCGGTCACGTATTGGATCAAGATAGTCGATACGCAAAACTTGTTTACGTTGCCATCCGGTCAGTGCGTCGGGCAATAGCAAAGCTGTTATCAAAACACAAAAACGTCGAGATTCAGATAATTGAAGGCAACCACGACCAAAGCGGCATGATCTGGTTGCGCGCAGCAATGGCGGCAGCATATGAGAATGAGCCGCGAGTGCATGTTGATGTGTCTCCGCGAGTAGTTCATCACACACAATATGGCAAAACATTCCTGGCATACCATCATGGGCACACTATCCGCAAGCCTGAAACATTGCTCATGATGTGCGCGGCAGACTGGCGCGAAGACTTCGGAAATTCAAAAATGATGTATGCTCACGTAGGGCACTGGCATCATCAGACAGTAACTGAAACAAGCCTGGGCATTGTTGAAGTGCATAGCACTATGGCGGCAAAAGATGCATATGCGGCGCGCGGTGGATGGCGTTCCCGTCGCCGTGCGGCTGTTATTGTTTACGATAAAGAATACGGAGAAGTAGGGCGATTTATGCATTATCCAGAAATGGCTGATTGAACTTTTAATTATTAAAATACCAATATAAATCATAAATTTAATTGGGCGAGGCATTTTGCTTTGCCCTTTTTTTATTCCTTTTTATGCGTTCAATGGTTAGGATACAATCAATTAATTGTTGACTTTTATTTACAGGAGATCTAATCATGAAAGATTTTTTAAACGCTGCAACTTCCGGCACTGGCGGCGCGTCAATCACTGGCGCGGTAACTGGTCAAACAACCATTGCAATAGCCAGCTTCGTTTTGATGGCTGCATTTGGTATGTGGGGGGCTTATCTTCGCTGGCGTGATAGTAAGGCGCTACGTGACGCGCTTGAATGCGGAGATATTAAGAAAGCTATTGAAATCAGGGGTAAATAATGAGCATAAAACAAAGAGTGACCGCTGCGGCTTTTGGCGTTGCTCTTGCTCTTACTTCTCCGTTGCTGGAGGAAATAGAAGGAGTAAAATATAAGCCGTACAAAGATATTGCTGGAATATGGACGGTTTGCGCCGGAATAACTGGACCTGACGTAATACCAGGTAAGACGTACACGCAGAGAGAATGCGATGCGCTACTGGCAAAGCATATCAAGATCGCAAAGGATGAAGTTGATAAGCGTGTTAATGTTGATATTCCTGATACAATGCGCGCGGCAATGTATTCATTCACATACAATGCTGGCACTGGTGCTTTTAGAAATTCAACCATGCTTAAGCTGATTAATAACGGTCGTTATATGGAAGCGTGCGAGCAGTTATGGCGATGGACAAAATACACCAATCCAAAAACAGGAAAGAAAGAAACGTCTAAAGGACTGCGAAACCGCCGCGCTGTGGAATTTAAATATTGCATTAAGGATCTGTAATTATGAGAAAGTTATCAATAATCGTGATCGCTGTTATTTTGTCTGGATGTTCAAGCGTTATGCCACTGACCGGATTAATCGGTAGTAAGCCGGAAATCACAGCACAGGCAGGAGCGGAGAACGTAAAGCAGACCGTTGGCGTTACCGCAAAGCAGGACACCAGCACAAAACAGGAAACTACAATAAAGGAATCTGCGGTTGATAAGGTGGACACTTCCAGCAAGAAGGATTTTACTACGTCAACCATTCAGGCTAACACCATCAAGGCTGATAAAATCCAGGTCGTGCAAGGTGGGCAAAGGAATTGGTACGATCCTATAATCTATTGCGCGGCAATTTTTAGTGGTCTTTTGTCAATGCTTTACTTTTCCTACCGCAAAGGCAACAAAAAGGAGGCTTAACGCCTCCTTTGTTTTATAGTGAATCCATCAAATCTTGAAAGCTGTTTCCGCTATAATCATTCTCGACAAGAATGTAAGCACCTTTCTTCTTTATATCCCATAACATTTCATTGTATTCGTAACGATTTATTTCAAACGTGCTACCATCTTCTCTTGTCGCAGTTCCTTTGTCGTTGAAAACATCAAAAGTTACATTGATGATTTTTGTTTCTTTTTTTGTTACTTTGATAGCCATTTTTAAAATCCTCATATTCGTTTCGATGAAACAAATATACCCGATACGAGATCGGGTGTTTTAACAAAAAGTGCTATTCAATACGCTTTACAGTAACCAACAAAACTCCGTCCTCATCACACAAATTATGCTCTGATATATCAAACGCTCGCATGTCAGAATGAATGAGCGTTAACATTGCGTGCATGAAGTCGTCATGTGAGATTGAACTTACGGCGCAGAACTTCAATATTTTGTCTATTAGCATTTGACGTAAACAATTCTTCATCGCTCATTTCTCCGATCCGTAAAACATCTCTTACCCATTCGTTTTGCATACCTTCCAGGCTGTAAAGTTCAAACGAGAAAGGGCGATTTGCTGATCCTTTCTTACACCAGAACTTTCCACCAACTCCATCAAGATAACCAGCGGTCATCATTCTTGCGCAAAATTCTTTTGAAACGGCAGTTGCAAACATCCTCGGAGTAAATCCTGCGGCCCTTGCGAGCCGCTCACATTCTCTGTGCTGAAAGATAAATTTTGCTATATGTTGACGTGTAAACCATTCGAATGACTCACACCAGCGATACAGATCCAGAAGAAACATAATTACCCCAGCAATGTTGGATTTACAAAAACAACGCCATTAATCACACAAATATAATTTCTTTCTTCAAGCATCGGCAGCAGTTGCGTTTCCATACGCTTCATTACGCCAGCCTGGCCAACAAACGGCTTAACTTTTCGTGCAGCCTCATATATGGCGCGCACATTCAAGATCCCCTTGTTAGCCTTACCGTGTCGAGTGATGATCTCGATTAGTTTACCCATTTCAGCATCATCACCAGCATAGCCAGAAGCGTTGGCGGCGCTAATGTATGTTTTGCTCAACTCGCTAAACATCAGCAATGCTTCCTGAACGGTTTCAACCTCAATCTCTTTCGACTTCTGAGGGTATCCACCAGGATTAAACCAATTGCGGATAGTGTGCAAAACCGAAGCAATCCTGATCACCTGCTTATCCATTTTGCCAAGCGCACCTCGCAGCATTGTATGCGAATACTTTCCGCCATCAGCAAGATGCGGTTCCATCTCCTGACGAGCCATGTTAAGCACTCGCATTGCGGATTTGCTGATCTTAAGCTGGATGCTTGATTCGCTCATGATGTTATGGATCAGCTTAAAATATTGGCTTTTCAGTTCTCCATCAACAGGTTCATAAGTCGAATCACCGTTATCATCAACAAATTTTCGACGACCTAAAAATGATTCTTCACGCACAAGCAAATAACGTTCACTCACACCGATACCGCGCGATCCTGCATCCATGATGGCATTAATTGTTTCATCCTGGGCAATTACTGCCATACAGCCAAGAGCTTTAAAACTCATGTTATTGTCTGCGTTTGCGCGAGCTATAGAAACATGACCGTGATCCCATGCTTTCAGCACAAGTTCGCTGTTGGTTTTACGTTCGCTATTTGCATATGTCAGACCTAAAAGGCTGTTAATACTCGTTGCCTCGTCTGAAATTACAGCAAAGTTACCCTGGCGATTGTTGATTCTTGCAAGTCCTTCAGGTGTGGTATCGGACACAGGGAAAACAATGTCACACATCTTTTCAAGTTTTTCTTCAAGATCTTCTTTCTCCTGGTATAGCGATTCCATATCAGCGCCAGATCGCTCGCTTTTCATCTCTTTTGCAAGACCTGCCAACTTTGCCTGAATCTTTTTCCGCTCCTTCTTTCGCTGATCATTAATTCTTTCCACTTCAGCAACCATAGGAGCAAGAGCCAGGCTGTTAACGGCAGATTTACCAGTTGAAGGAGGCTGGCTTGTGACAACATAAAGAGCGGTTGGCTGATCCGTTCCGTGATACTCAACCGTGAATCGCCCAAGCATTGCAGCAGACACACAGCCGATAAAATGCATATATGCCGATGATTCAGGGAATTGAACAGATCGAGCAATGTTTCGCGCCAACTTTCCAACAACATCAACATCATTGCCAAGAGAAATTACAGGGTAGCGATCGTTTCCGTTATTAACATCATTAACCTCACCCCAAAAGCTGGACGATTGACGGTATCCGTTAGCCTGAATGGACACGCGCACCGGAGACAATCCTTGTGCATCAGCTAATTCGATAATTTGTTTTGGTGTTAGTTTATTGGTTTCAAACGAAAAATTCATTGATGATAACTCCTTTTTGATGCGGCAATAATACCGCACCAATGCTACCCGCATTTAACAAAAAATGCTATTTTATCCGCTCTATGCTAACTAAGATTTTTTCTGGTTCCTTTGCACTATGGCAATGCGCGGTTACAGAATCAACAAAATCAAAGTAAAGTGATTTGTGATATGAGAATCCAATCAGCCACCCAACCATCGTTTTCTTTATTGGCCTGACTACATCGCCAGGCTTGAAGGTTTTTGTTGCTGAATAAGTCACCTTATAGCGATATTCAGTCTTGATCACTTATACATAGCCTCAAACAAATGACAGCCACCAGCGGAAAACCCTACTTCTTCGCGGTATAGCGTCCAGCGGTCGCCAGCTTCATCAAACACATAACCAGCAACAGCGCCAAGCGCGCGGCCTTGCTCAATCTGGTAGCGCTTTCCTTCTTTGAAATGCTTTTTACAAGGGATCTTGTGATCTACAAAGGTGCATTTAATTGTTTTTGTCTTGATATGACGATAGTCAGACTCAACAGCGTTTTGCCACTTACTACCCTTTGTAATGCTCTTTACCTGGAATTGTTCCAACTCGATCACATCATCGCTACCAGCAATTTTTTCGTATACAGCTTTATAACGACCGTTCATCAAAACGTTGGTTTTATTGCAGATAACTTTCATCGTTTATTTCTCCTTTCGTTTCGGTGAAGTGATTATGCCAGGCTTTTACACCTGGCTTTTAACAAAAAGTGCTATTTTGCGTTAGCTTCAAAGATTGCGCGAGCAAAACCGCGCGGTGTTAGGGAGCGGATCATCTTTGTACGAGATGATTTTCCGCCAGTTTTGGCCCAGCCAGGATTATCCTTGTCGTCCTCTTTCGGTAGGATCGTTGCGCGCGGAGGAATAACAAATCCGTTACCAGTCCAAAGGCATGTTTTCTTAAAGTACCGATCCCGCGCCGGAATAATATCAGGGAAGTCGGGATGTTTATCATCTTCCGGCAGATAGCCAGCGTAATCGCACGGATGGAACGTATAATCAGGCTTACGCCATAACGTTGACAGCTTGCCTACAGGATTCTCTATCATGTAAGGAACACCGAAATAATCAGCGATATGCGCGGCTATTTTGCAAGTGTCGGCGGCCTCATTTTGGAAGTTAGGATTTTCCATGCGCTTTTTAGCCCAATGGCGAGATCCGCTGTTTGCTAATTGTGTGCAAGGTGGGAAGGCCATAATGAAATCAGGCTTACCCCAATTTTCAAGTTTTGCGGTATATTTGAATAGATCATCAATCCACACATTAACGTAAAAAATGTTATCATGGATTATGCGCACTGATTGGTAATCGCCGTGATCGGCATCATCGTAATTAAAGCAAATGCATTTATAACCAGCATCAGCCCAATCTTTAACAGCCTTACCAGATCCATCAAACAAAGAGAAAATTAAACCTTTATACATTTCATCACCTCAAAACGGAAAGCATCGCGGGCAGTTAGGATCAAAATTGCAGCCGCAATCATTGACAATCATAGTTGGATCTGCAAATGCAGCGCCGCATTCATGATCCATATCCATTTCACCAAGCGCATCATCAAGCGTCCTGATCTTATATGCAACTTCAAGCGCTGCCTCTTTATTTAATCCGGCATCTTCAGCCATTTGCAGGCGCTCAAAAAATCCGTCCTGACTCATTTCATAATCTCCTTTATAGCAACCAAAATAATAGCAAGACCAGCAGTGACAACAAAAAGACCAGCAAGGCCAATCATCACTCCAAATAAAATATCAAGAAATTTCATCATTATTATCACCTTTATTTAAAGGGAGGCGAAAACCTCCCGTTTATTAATTAGACAGCCTTCCAGCTTTCAATGAACATGCTGTTTTCTTCCAGCAGTTTAATCAATTCTTCGCGTGTATATTTGCGGATTTTACTACCAGGATGCGAGCCAACAACAAACACGCCTTTACCGCCTGTGATTGTTAACTGGTTGATTCCGCAAGATTTATCCATTTTCACAGCGACGCGGTGATGTGCATCAACAGTGTGCATGATGTTAGTTACTTTAGCTTTCATTTAAATATCCTCAATTGAAATATGAATGACGTGGCGCTCTTTTTCCGTCGCCGCCGTAATGGTCATTTGCAACCGCTACCATCCAGGCATTTTTGAAAATAAATAGCCTCATTTCTTATTTTTCATCTTAAATTTATGGCCTGGAACACCAGCGCCAATATAGCCATCGTTGTATTCCATTAAATAAAGGTGAAGACCATTATCTGAAATTATATGAGGATCTTCTTTGAGATTTCCCATTAGTGGATATTCTTTTTCGCGCGTGAATCTCCAAGCTGAGTTATAAGTTTCTACGCATTTAAGTTTTAATTGCTTTGCCATTAGATGACCTCCATGTATGTTTCAAAGCCATTTAACTTGAACATGCCGTTTTCACATTTGTGCACGTTCCAAGTTAGTCCTGAGTGGTACGCAACAATATCCTCAAGATCAATGGTGATGATAGCGCCTTTCTTAAAGATTCCTTTCTCGTGAGTGGTGTCACGCTGTACAACTTTAACATCAACCTGTGTTTCCATTTTTAAATCCTCGTTCGTTGTCGATGCGCTTAATATACCAATCAGAGGCGCATCGGTTTTAACAAAAAGTGCTATTCAACAACAGATCCAGTTAAAGAGATAAGCTGTCTTGTGATCTTGTGTCTGCGATACTGACGCGCAACAACCGGAAGATTTTCACCGCTCTGATGACCGAAGCAGATCGGCAACTCATCCTCAAGAGAGCGGAAGCCGCCAAATTCAAGATCCCGCACTGGCCTTGATCGCCACGCTTCAATAAATCCGCGTTCGTCACGCGTGATATAGCGGTATATGTTCGGGAGGGGCAATTGTATCCCCTCAAAATCCACGGTATCGGTATAGCTGTAAAACTTAGAACTCATAATCAACAACTCCAAATTCGTTAACAATTTGCGCCTTATAGAAGCCGCCATTTTTCGCAAGGTTGTAGCAGGCCGCTACAGTTTCAAATTCGCGCACTTCCGGCTGGCTGTTTTCGTGTTCCCAGGTAATCAGAGTAACCATTTTCAAATCCTCGCATTCGTTGTCGATGTGTGTAATGTACAGGAATACGAGGATTCAGTTTTAACAAAAAGTGCTATTTAGTCCAAGAGTTCGATTTCGCGCTCGCCAGTTAACGGATCTACAAGCCAGAATCCGAGCGCCTCGCCGTAAACACCGCCATAGAATCCAAGCGCCGCCAGATCTTCACCTTTAACGAATACCAGATCCCCGCTACTGCTTACGTGAGACACGTTAACGATAACAGGAAAGGTGCGATCCTTAAATGCAGGCCGCAGGGCGTATCATCCGTTGTTGAGCAAACGGGCTTTGCGTTTCACTGGAATGGGTGCATTGATTCGCGCCATTTTTATTTCTCCTTCATTGTTGATCGTGTTTAACTACCATCATAACATCACAGGACTCGTTAATGAATTTAGCCATACGTTTATCATCACCAGCAGGGATTAGCGCGTTAAACTCGCGCTTGCTACTGAATACCGTAACTTTATGAAACGATGCGAACGGCATCGACGGGAACTCGACTGTTTGCTTCAAGATCCGCAACCCCATCTTTTTGGCCCTTACCTGGGCCTCTGCAAGTTCAAAATCCATCTCATTAATCATTTCTTGATCTCCTCAGCAATAAACTTCAATACCTGGCGCAAAAACACTTCGTTGTTGATGGTCGCTGGCAATTCTTCTTTCACTTCTTGCGGCAGATAGATATTGCCGTGCCAGGTCAAGCAATCGTAGTTGATACGATAAGAGCAGAGCCACTCGCAATCGTTATCTGCTTCCCAAATGCAGAGTTGCAGAACATCGCCAAAATCTTCAACAGTCAGATCCAGACCGTGACGCTTAGCGAAGTTGAAAGTGGTTTTACTGATGTTCATTTGCTATCTCCTGAGAGGTTCGTTTCGATGTGTGTAATGTACCCGATCAGGCGGATTCAGTTTTAACAAAAAGTGCTATTTCTCAACTGGCGATTATTCCATCTATTCCATTAATCAGGAATAACAGGAATAACTCATTCGAGATCACCTGGATTGTGAGATCTTGAGTTTGATCAATTTTAATCAGTTGATTAACTTTTTGTGTG